AAAAAAAAGATTAATGATCAAAGTGTTGAAGACGCTAAAAAAGGTCTTCTTGATATAGCTAGCTAAACTAGCTTTTAAAAAAAAATAATCAAAATCGTAGGCTACTTCTGTCTCTAGTCAAAAAGCATTCGTTGTCGCAGCCAGAATTAAACCCCTGCTGAAGGTGATCGTCTATTATTCAATAAAATAAAAAATCAAAAAATTGCTCGTGGTATAATAGTTAAAATAAAATATAGGAGAGCAAATATGTTTGAATGGAAACACCCAAGTTATTATGCAGAACTTAGAAAGCTGCGTAAGATCGAAGAAGAGAAGGAGTCGGAGAACACTCAGGACAAGGATCCTTCCGAACAATCTCAAGATCCTCCAACTCAAGAATAATTCTAGTGCCCTTGCAAGTTTTGCAGGGGCTACTATTCCTTAGCTTCTCCCCAGGATCGTCCGAGGGCAATATCAACTTTGGAAGGTACTTTAAGACTTTCGATTGCATTTTCCATTATCTCCTTTACGTTTTTTATATCTTCTTCTTTATCAATTGAAAAACAAAGTTCATCATGAATTTGTAATAAAGGTTTAAATCCTGCTTTATGACATTGTATCATAGCTTCTTTTGTTTGATCAGCTGCAGATCCCTGAATTAATCTATTCAAAGCTTTGTAGGTAAAAGCTCTTCTAATGTTGTTGCCATAAATGGCTTTAGCCTCTTCATACTGCATTGCTTTGTTCATTCCGAAGGTAGCAGGCTCCCACATGTCAAATCGGCATTTACGACCCTTTATTGTTCGAATAAAGCCATATTTTGAGGCAGAGCTAGACACATCAGTAGCCAATTTTTTAACAAAAGGAACTCTTTCTCCATATTGTCTTAATAAACTTTCAGCTCTATCTTTTGAAATACCTAGTTCTTTACCAAGTTTGGCTTTCCCCATCCCGTAAAATAACCCAAGATTAATTGTCTTAGCTTGATTCCTTGTAAGTCCTGCCATGTCAGCTACGATTTGATGAAAATCTGCAGACTCATTTTTGTAAGCCTCGATAAATTCAGCTGCACCTTCAAAATGATCATTAACAGATGCTGCGTAATGGGCCACCAATCTTGGCTCTTGCTGTGAGTAATCAAAGCTTCCCCATTGTCTTCCTTCTTCAGGTAAGAATAAACTTCTAATTTTATCTCCATACTCTTTGTTTCTTGCAGGGATCTGTTGCAGGTTAGGGTTTGAGTATGATAAACGTCCTGATACAGTTCCGCCTTGGTCAGATCTTAATTGATTTATTTCAGAATGTATTCTACCTTTGTGAACATAACGTTGAATGGAGTCTATAAATGTTGAATGAAATTTATTTATTTCTCTTGCTTGTCTTATTAGTTGCGCTATCGGGTTATCACAGTTTACTAGCCAGTTTTGCGTAAAGCTTGGCTCATCACTTTTCGGTGTCCGTGGATAGTCAACACCTATTCTATCAAAAACCTGCGCCACTGACCTTGCAGCCCAAATGTCAATGTTCATTGTGGTTTGTTTTTTAATTTCATGTAAAATTGTTTTTTCACGTGAAACAAATTCTTTTTTTAAATCTGCAGCTTTAGCTTCATCGACTCTGATACCTCTTTGTCTTGTTTCAATTAATATTGGAAGCAGCTCCATTTCCATCTCCCAAACATCATGCAAATTTTGTTTTGTTATTTCTGTTTTAAATCTTTCCCATAACCTTAATGTTAAACCTGCGTCTTGCTCTGCATAAAATCCAACATAACCTGCAGGTAACTTCCAAAGGTCAGCCTTCGGATCAATACCCCACTCTTTTGCTTTCTCATTTAAAAATGTTTCGTTTTTTATTTCACCTAAATAATCTTTTGCACAAGCGTTTAAACTAAAACTGTATCTATTTTCATTTATTAAAGCTGCAGCAATCATGGTATCTACAATGGGACCATTTATTTCAAAACCATTTACCAATAACCATCCAACATCATAACTTGCATTATGAAAAATTTTAGTTGCTGGAGTTTTTAAAACATCTTGCATCCAAGCAGTTGTAATTGCTACGTCCATATTGCCACCAGCATCATGTTGAATTGGAAAATACCATTGCTGGCCAAGTGCAGCCACTGCAAAACCTACAATACCTCCATCAAAAGTAGCCCAACCTGCACCTTTTGTTTTAATATTTGGATCTTTTGTCTCCAGGTCAATTGCTATTTCTTTAGCGTGTCTTAAATCAGGATATTCAGCTGGAGCTATCCAGTCACTATCATTGTATACAAAATTTAATTGATGAGTCATTAGTTTAAAAGTTTTTTGTTTTGTCCTTCAGCATAGAGGTTTTGTATTGATTCACTCATTGGAACTTTTGTTTCAAATATATAACAATCTGCACAATAGTAAATTTTTTCATGTATAATTACTGCAGGCACTTTAATACAAATCTCACACTTAATTGTTTTATTTTTTTCTTTTGGCATCTTTCATCTTCTTAATTTCTAAATCACAATAATGTTTTATTTTCTTTAGATCTTCAATGCCTCCTTTGTATGGATATCTAATAACATATTTTATTACGTTACCTTGAAAAAAAGTTAATTCATTTTTCGAAATAAATTCATAGGGTTGAATGTGAAAGTCTTTGTAGTGATTCCCACCTATCTGCTTATCTTCTGGAAATGCTTCTTCAAACATATCTTTGTCTGTCATAGTTTATACTCCTGTAACACTCTTAATTTTTCTTCAGCTGCAGCTATTTTTTCAATTAATTTATCTGCCTCGTCAACATGCTGCGGGTGTTCACCTATTGCTACTGGTTTTTCTAAATAAATTTTTAGTGTCGCTTCTGCTTCTGATATTTTTGAATTATATCTATCTTCAAGAGCTTCTAAAATTAATTTTCTAAACATAATTAGCCTCATAAAGTTTAAAATATTTTCCTAATGGAAAATTATATTGATGATATGTACCTAACAGATGCAGCGTTTGTTTAGATCTAGTAGCGCCTGTGTACCAAACTCTAAGTTCTTTTACCTTATCTGCTAAATTCTTTTTATCATAGTGTGATGGAAAATTACATTTGCTTGCTAGAACAACATTGTCTGCCTCTCCACCTTTAACCTGATGTATTGTATCTATTATTATTTTTGGTGGTAAATTCAAATCAACACCTTCTTTCATAAGTTTTTGAAAGTAAAGTTTATCTTTATCTTTAAATTTTCTTTTAAACACTTGATTCCAAGGACCTTTTTCATCACGCATACCGCACCTTAAATGTAATTCGTCAAATGTAAAGACTTGATTTGGGTGTGCAAAACTCCACTTTTTACTGTCCGCTGACCGGTATCCGTGGTCTATGTTTAACAAATATTCATACATTGTTACAGCTTCTTCTCTATTAATGCTGCCACCTTCACATATTTTTTCCCAATAATTAATTGCATGAAACTGATTTGGATCAAATGACTTATTATTCTTTTGGTCTTGATAGTACAGGCCAAGATCTTTAGCTTCTTGCTGCAGCTCTCTCTTTACATCATTAATTCTAGCCAACACCATCCAATCACCTTCAAGACTCCAAGGTATTTTTTTTAAACCATTCCACCTATAAATTTTTCCTTCTTTACCATTAGAATAAAATTCTTTCTCTACACGGTTATCACCCATAGAATTTAACAAACATTTAGAAAAGTGATGTATGTTTTTATTTAGCCTTACAGATTTTTTTAACACAAGTGATTTACCAGGGAAAGTTTGAAACAAAGTCACATCAGCACCATTCCATTCGTAAATAGCCTGGTCATCATCACCTGCAATGTAAACTCTATCTACTGCTTTTGATAACTTCACCACTAAATCCCACTGCAAAGGAGTCAGATCCTGAGCTTCATCAACCATTAAAACCTTAAATGGAATAGACACACCATCATCAATAAACTTCTGCACCATGTCAGTAAAATCTAATCTATCGGGTGTTCGTTGTCCGTTTTCTAATTCCATAGTTTTAAATTCTTCGTAACCATTAATAATTGATTTGAATTGTTGCAACCTCACAGCTTTTCTAGATTGTTGTTTGTATAACCAAACAGGATCAACTTTCATGTTTCTTGCCCTGTCATATATTTGTAGTGACCAATTGCTATAAACTTTTGCATCATCATGTCCATCTTTGTAATTAACTTTAATAGTTCCATACTGCGTATGAAACATCAGCATATCTGCCTTTGGATCTAATACGGGAATTTCAGCAAACTGTTGTCGGGCCAGAGAATGTAACGTTCTAAAATATTTAAAATCATCTTCATCATATTCTTTAAATCTTTTTCTAACTCTGGCAACACATTCGTTAACAGCTTTGTTTGTAAATGAAATGTAACAAATTTCATCAGGACTAAATCCTTGTTTTAAATAACGCTGCACTCTTTTGAGTAAGTTTTCTGTCTTACCTGTACCTGGAGGTCCAAATATTTTAATTGTCTTCCCACGCAGCTTTTGCTTTAACGAATTTGACATCTTTGTTTTTATGCTCACTTTGTTTTGGTAATGCTACTACCCAATGTCTAGATTGAATACCTTTAAATTTAGACTTTGGTTGTGCACCTCCTGTTTCTAAAAATTTTGTACATTCTTTTTCATTCCAATTATAACCCATTTTTTTCATAAAGTTTTTAAAGGTTTCTAATTTAAATCTCATTTCAATATCATCTTTCCAAATGTTTCCAGAATCAATTTGATCAAACTCAGTGGTGTCTTCAACATCTTCTAAGAACCTAGACATTCTAGAATTAAACACATCAGTAAGTTCCTCCACACCATCAAAGCCTTCCATATCTTGTTTGTTAGACATCAACTCTTCTAGCCAATCTCGATAAGGATCTGGATCTCTTTTGGTTGGTTTTAAAGATCTCCAAACAATATCGTAATTTAGCAGCGCTTCACCAAGTAACTGTTGTTGATATAATTGTTTTGTTGATAGTCGGATTGATTTACCTTGGATAGGTAATATCCAATAAGGTTCTGGATATGAATTTACTTTTGTAAGTTTTCCAACTTCAGGTAAAGCTTCGTTCTTACCAATTCCATGTGCACGTCTTAAACAAGTTGCAGAAGAACAATGCATTCGGGCAATAGATGTTTTACACTTGTAGGTATATTCTTTGTTTTCAACACCTTTAAAAATATTATTTAACTCCTGCGGATGGAGTGGTTCAGAGCATACTTGAGACATCATGTTACGAGTCCAATCTTCATACATGACAGGGTCTGGATTTATTTTTTTACCTAACACAGCTACATTAAACATAGCATCATTACGGCCTTCACCTTTCTTAACTTTATTTTTCATAAAATTAACTACACAAGGTGGGTAGTCTTTTGTTTCATCATCTTGAAATACTTTTAACTTTTTAAATTGTGCAGGGGTAAGTCTATATTCTGATACAAACTTAAATAAATCTTCTAGCTTAATAGAGTTGCCATCATTATCCATGCAAACTCTCGTTGTCATGTGTGCTTTTTGATAGGGTAGGTTTACAAAATTACCTTTTCTTTTATCGTCCCATTTTTCAGGAGTTAGATCAACTTCGTCCTGCGCAGGATAAATATCAGTTGTTGTATCATTGACACCTAAATCAGATGCAATCTCTAATAATTTTTTTCTCATTGATGATGCTGCAACAACACCATCAATAAATAAAATTAAATGGAGTCCGTTGGATTTTGATCTGAATGGGACGAGCGGGTACTTCCTTTTCCGTATAACTGATATAACTTCCTTATGTTGTATATTGTAGCGATCAACATCGATGACCCCCCAACTGCATGAATTATCATCTCTGATAGGGACACTTCCATAATATTTTTCTCCTTTTAAATGTTGTAACCAATCATCCTTGGTCATGGGTTTAGGTTCAACCCAATGTCTGAATTCTTGCTTACCATCACGATCACGTTTGTGACCTAAAGGTA